ACGCCCCACGCGCCTTCGTCGAAGCCTGCGACGTAATCCGAAGACGCGTCAAATCCGAATAGAGGCGCTGGCGCAGACGCGACAAGATAGTCGGGCGTTACGCCGCTAGGCTTGATAGGAATGTAGTTGAACGCAAACACGGCTAAAGGCGCGCCACTTAGAACAGAGCCGGAGAAGCATATTTGCGTCGTCATGTCGCACATGTCGATTACGAAGGGCAAACCGTAATTGCCGAAATACGGCACAAGAGCAGCCGTCGCGTCGAGCGCCGTGCCATCCCAAGAGTTTGCTGCGATCTTGGAATAGAGCAGCCTACGATAGTCGTCATCGTTGAGCGAAAGAGTCGTCGAGTAAGTGAGCGGCGCGCCCGGTTGATACCAGAACGCCGTCGTGTCAAATCCAAGGTGCGGAATATCGAAACTGAAATAGTCGATGACTTGCGGCGTGACGATGTTGCGACTGCGACCGATCCAAATACCGTCGACGTCGAGTTGCACGCCGATAGCTTGGTCAACGTCAAATGCCGCCGGTAGCGACGCCAGAAAATTTTGGTTGTCGACGACGGGTTGCAGCAACAGTTGCATCATCGTCATGAAGTTCGGCGCGTTTTGATGCTCGGCTGTTACACGCCCGAGATACTCTTCGATAGTGGGAAGAGGCATTAGCTACTCGCCAGAGTTACGTTGAAATAGGCCGGCAAAGCGACGGCCATTTCGTCGAACGCTATTGGTATGTAGAGCGCTGTCGGCATTCCGCCATCTCGCGCGAATGTTGCGGAGACGACGTGGAATCCGGCGGCGCGCGACGGGGCCATGATCGTGATGCTATCCGTGGCGGCGAAACTATCGCCTATCCCGAGAGCAGTAACCCAGTTTGCGAGATTTGTTTGGATATTGGTGAGCACGTCAGAAGAGTAGCTCTGCGTCGGCCTAATGGTGATGTTGCCAGTGATGAGTATTTGGTTCGGCCGGCTGTAATAGTAAGTGTGCTTGACGCCATACGGATCGTATAAATCCATTTGCGACGTCCCGTATGTGCCGCAACCATCGCCTTTCTTCGCCGCCAACAGAGCAACAATGTCGTCATCATTGCCGCCTAACACGACTACTGCGACGCTGTGCGGCGGGATACCGTGCTCGTCAGTGACATTCGTGTCGTTTTCCCAGACTTTACAAGCCGTAACACCGGGCAACGCGAGCATTCCGCCTTCAATGCCTGTCGGATTAGACCTGGACGGTAATTCTGTCGAGACATCTCGCCGAATGCGCAGTTGGCCATCATTCTCTACAGGTTCGCCGACTGCAGCGGCGGTGGGGTTGTTCACAGTTTGCCAACCGCCTACTGGCGTCGCAATCTTGATGATCGTATTGGCTTCGGCGATGATTTCGCCCGACGTTTCACACGTCGCCGCTACCGTAATCGTACCGGATGGCGGAATGATGACTTGTGCCGGAAGAGCCCATGTGTTGTTATTGAGATCGGCAACTACACCGTTATTGATGATCGTTCCGACCGTGCCAGTTATAGCGAGAGAAACCGTCGAATTGGTCGGGACGTCGCGACGAACACCATTGATCTTGACGAGCGACGACAATGCAGCGCCTTGCGCGTTATCTGGCCTGAAGCTGCCGTAAACAGCAACAGCCATGCTATTCATGTCGTCATAAGCACTGGCAAAGATGCCGATTTGCTGGCCATCTTGCGAATCCGGGTCAATATAGATATCTTGTCCCCAGACGCCTTGAAAGCCGGTATTGAGATACGCCAGACAGTCAGCAAGTGTCGGCTGATGTATGCCTGTGCTGTCTATCGTGCAGATTGGCGTAGTCATTGTGAAACTCCGCGACATAAGGGGATGCCAAAACGAAGCATACCTAGCCCAGATATAGAATGAAGTTGCGCAGATTGAAGCCAATGATGCGATATTAGATACGCTTTTAGTGCTTTGGGGTAAAAAGCCATCAAAGCTATATTGCCAATCTTGCTGATATGGCCACTCGAATCCACAGCACCGTGAAACCATAGCACAGTGTCAGGATAAACACAGACGGGTTTGTGGCCTAGCCACATTGTGCAAGCCGACACACAATCTCCTTGAATTCGGTGCATTTCGCCAGATGAGCCAACTATCCGCTCAACGTAGCCGCCAATAAGCCCACCATTATCAACGTATCTAGCATGCGCGGGGAGAGCCGAGAAAATAAATAAAACAATATTGACGATACCGAGGCGTGTCATTGTGGCTGACTCTCCAAGATGACTTCATCTAGCACTGCTAGACCATAAGACGTGACGAGTGACGCGCTAACTGCGTATGCGCGCGTATTGCGGTTGAGCGATGACGAGTATTGATATATGTCGAGCACTCCCTGCGTCGACGAAATATAAGCCCTTATCGTAGGATCGCGCACGTTGCCGGTAAAGAAACCAAGCACTTTCGTATCCCAAGGCATACCAACCGTAGTGTCTAGAAACCAAGTGCCTTGCCACAGTTTGAGCCGCGTAGTCACGGCTTGCGCAACAGCATCGGGAACGTCTATCCAAAATTGGGATAGACCCTTGCCGAAACTGTAGTCTCCCGTGGCTGTTAACTTCCGATACTTCACGACAGCCTCACATGCAAGACGCCTGCAGAAGTGACGTAGACGCCGCCGACCGGAAGACCGCCCGCCGCTGCAGCGACGTCAGTAGCGTATGTAGGTGGAAGCTGACTGAAAAACAACGTGTCCGTCGTCATGCCGCCAGTTGCTTTAAAGCCCATAGTGGCGTGAACCAGCCCGCCGTCAGCGTCTGCGGCAACTTCCAAAGCGCCCGTGAGCAAGCCGCCGCTTAATGAAGCCAAGCCGCCAACATCTAGTTGCTGTTGGATATTAGTGGTTGGCGCGTTTACGTTAACCTGGCCTGCGTTTACGTTAACCTGGCCTGACTGTGAATACAGGGTGTGGCCGGAGCTATCGATTTTGTGGCCTGATTGGCCGCTGTTGTAGTCCTGTTTATGACCCTCGGAGTTAATGGTGTAAGTGTGCTGGTTGTTGTTGAAACTCTGTTCATGACCATTAGACGGATGCAAATTATAGTGATGTTTGTCGTTGTTGACGTTTCGTTTGAAACCGTCATCATGATTGAGCAAGTCTTGATGCTGGGTGTTGTTGCGAGACGCAACTGATTCAACACCATTAGCGGCTTGCGTTAGATGATGGTAGAACTCTGTCGCCTTTGCCCACGGGTCTTCGTTGTCTGACCATTTCGATGCGCTCTTATGCTTTATACCCTGATTAGGGTGAACTTGACTCACGTGGTCTTTATTATGCGACCGAACCATATGCGAGTCAGGGTCGTAGAAAGGAGCTAAATTAGGTTTTGAATGCAATCCTGGCAATATGATAGCGTCAGACAATGCTGCGCCAGTCGCACGCCGACTATCTGGCGGGGTTTGAGAGCCTCCCTTAGCCTCCCAATTATCGATACCGCGAGACGCGAATAAAAGAGATATCTCGTCACTATCGGTTCCGTCGTCTTTACTACCCTTCTTCATCGGGTGTGTAGTGATGACGCGGTTTTTAGTTTCACCACCGCCGCCCGTGAAGTGAACGGGGACAGTTTGAAGCTCAGGGTAGTCGTCCCAAGTGACGTTGCCCTGCTGGTCTACGTTACGCCTCTGTATGTTGAGCTTTACGCTAGAATATTGGCCGTTTTTGTCAATATTCTCAGAGATGCGCCCAGGCATGAGTGTATAAGTAGTCGCACGCAATGCGTCGAGCAGCATCTGCTCGCGTTCACGCTCGTCGTCAGCTAACCCAGCACGAAAATCGAGACCACCTTGGCTCATCTAAACTTTCCGTCGTGTGCTTGTTTGTTTTTGCCAGCTAACACGTCTTTTAGTAAAACGTATGCTGCCTGCGATGCTTTAGAGTCTTCTTTACCGCCTTTTATTGCCCAATGATGCGGTTGCCTGCCGACTCTACCAAACTCGTCACCAAGCTCTGTAATGCCTTTTCTAGCGGCTTCTTCCGTCCCTGCATATATGTTTGTCGAAAAGAAGCCCCAGTGATTTGATTTTCGCGCGAAAGCCGGCTCGCCATTTACGAGAACCAACCTGTATTCTGAGCTTTGTCCTTTCCCCCACGTTGGACTTTTATAGATGCGAACATGAATACTATCGTTGAAAGAGCTATCAGGCATAGCGGTAAAATCCAATAAGTCTGATTTATGTATAGCACGGATAGCCGTTTCGTTGTCTTTAAATACTTTTTTCAAAAAGGCTTTTTGCTGCTTTTCGGTTTCTTGACGAGAAGCACGCCTATTGTAGTCAGTAAGTATGCTGACTATATTTTTAGCAGCGGAAGGCGTCAACGTCCCATCTTCCCGAACACCTCCTAGCCGACCGTAAACAGGATGCGTGATAGCTGCTATCACTGCCGGGTCGGTAACTTTTGTAACACCTTTGTATTTCTCTGGGTTAACGACAAGGTTCTTCGCTTTTGAAGCGTCAAATTCAAAACGACTAATCGATTGAGCGATAGAGCTTGCGTCAACAAATTGGCCGCCTCTACTTTGTGGCGCACCTTCAGGCGCGCGAGGGTGCTCACTCTCTGCGAATTCGCCATCATATGCGATAACCCAGCAGCCGGCATGCCTCATTGAGTGAATTGCCTTGTGTTTGGTATTGTTTTCGTCATCCTTGGAGGCGGCCCAGCGCCCCCATAACACGCCATTATAGCATACCACTCTACGCCGCGCGTGTCGCCTCTCCATTCTATCGATTGTATTTTATACACCGCGCTCATCGTTTCTAACTCTGTATATAGCACAGCGGATGCGGTTTGACCTGTGTAATCAAGACCGTAAGACGCCGGATTTATGAGGTTTGGATTAAGATTGATTAGGTAGTCAAGCTTGTAAGCCGGGTTTATTAACGCAGTGATAATGATGCCGTTTGGCGTGACTTGCGGCATACCGACAAGGCCAGTAGACGGATTTAGGTCAATCGAACCGCCGCCTTGATAGCTGTTGGGACGAATATAAGCGCTTTGGTCGTCAATGCCCCAATGAGCATCTTGTGTCTGTGCTATGTTCCGCATAATGAGTGACGCCGGGCCGTGTAACGTCACTGCTTTTGGATACGGCGTTTGTGACAACCCTTGTATATCGCCTTGGTTGATACCGAATTGCTGATAGACCTGTGAGAAAATGTAATCTACGTGTTGCTGTTGCGTGCTGCCCGGCGGAAACGTTTTAGACGCATTGCCGAACGATATTGCGTCGGCACCGTCGGCGCAGTAAATGTCGACGTATGTGTCTGTGGGGCTCTCTCGACCTGACACAGCGAACACAATTTTACCGACATAAATTTGGCCGGAACAGTCGACATAACCAGCAACCAAAGTAACCAGTTGCCCTAAAGAATTTTTGTCGGTAATAAGCTGCATCGTCCGAGCCGAGACGTTATAGACACGAAACCACGCTGTATTGGGGCTCTCAGACAGTCTCTTATAGATGACAAACTTGATGCGCAACTGCGACAAATCGATGCTTGAATCCGTGCCGACAGTCAGCGAGCATTCTCGAATCCAATTGGTCACGCATACGGCTCCCAAATTAGATGCGATGTAACACCTAGATTAGTCTGTGTCGGGTCGACTGTCCACTGTCCGTCTGTGCCACAGTAGAGATATCCACCTGTCCCGCCGATATAGAGGTAGTCGAATTCCCCGAGCAGATTGATACCAGCCACAAGCGCAATTCCGTCCACGATAGGCTTGTCATTAGCGTCGTGTATTCCAAGAATCCATTCCCCCACTAGAGCGGAATTCCATCGTAGCGTCATGCGATACGAAACACCGCCCAACGTGCATAGAAAGGATTGATCTATTGATGTCAATTTGATTTCGTAGCGGGTCATCAATCGTCTCCCGCTGTGGGATTGACGGATGACAACGGCGGCGCGGTCGTGCTGGCGAGCGGAGCCTGCCCAGTAGACGGCAAAGAGCCGATAGTAATTGTCGTGGTCGTCAACAGTATGTTGCGCATAGACACGTTGATAAACAACGCATGACTGTTGGTTTCATCCGCGACTTTATGCAACGTCGAAATTAGCATGTTATTGTAGCCGCGCATTGGCGTGTAGACGTTGAATGCCTGCCTAGACGCCTGTAGCTGCAAAAACGCTAGATAGATTTGCGCCGAATAGCCTTCATACTGTCCAGCCGAGTCCGACCACGCTACTCGCATCGTTATTTGACAAGGCAACAGAAAAGCATGGTCACTGACCGGCGAACCTGTCTCTACAGGCTGGTCAGTGACTTGTAGCGTGTCGACGGCCGTTTCTTCGAGCGTGATGTTCGGGATAAGCGTGTTTATCATGCGCTGCGATTGTGTTATCAGCGCATAGGACCCGTCCAGCAAAGGTGTGTTGCTCGCCATTACGCTTGTGACACTCCACTACCACCTTCATGGAAGGGTTTGTGCTTTAGCTTCTCTAGCTGTTGCGTGCTGTCGAGAATGGCCTGCTTGACACGCTTCTCGTCTGTCACGCCGCCATGAAAAGTGAAATTATTCGTTTGCGGAGAATTGACATTCCACGTCGAGATTTGCGAGGGCGTCGGCCCGAGCGGCGCGGCGTGGGGATAGGCGTCATTCCAAGACGTCGGCTGCGCCGGCTTTGGCGGGTCGGGAAGCGGCGAGCGCCGGGCTG